AGAATTGTTTCGATCTGATAGGAACGGTCAGGCAACAGGAGAGTAACCTGACCGCCTTGAGTAGAGGACAGAGCGTATCTTTTCAACGGTTGACCTCTACCTACCTAGAACGGTATGTCAGCCCCCGATGCTTCCTTTACAGGAGGGGGAGTTAGGGAAGTGACAGGAGATGTATCAACAGAAAATGCTGAGACCTCACGTACTTCATTGTAACCGTTCTTATTGGGGCCGAAATCTACCTTAACGTACTTACCTTCTAATTCGCTAAGGTTAGCAAGAGTCTTAAGGCCAAGAGCCTTGGCATATCGTGCAACTTTACGTTTGCCAATACCATCCTTCACCTTGCCCGCATCATCGTGCTGGTTGTTCATATAGATGGCCTCAAATATCCATTGCCCATCATACTGAGGGTTACCTGTGATTTCTACAGGCATCAACAGCTTGTTGTGTCCTTTAGAATCCTGACGGACTTCAGGCAGAGGTGCCTTAATCTCACATACATACTCCCCAACAGGTATTTCTATCCGTTTGGTTTCTGCGTCAAGTGTTTCTTGTACATTCTCAATTGAAAATGCTAATTCAGAGTTTTCCATATTTATCCTTGTGTCTGAGTTTTCTGAGTTTTAGTTGAGGAGCCACCCCAAAAGTTAGAGATTAACTTCTGGTACTCATCCCAATCTGCTGGGATTTCGGCTGGTAAATCGAATCGGTTCTTGGCATCGACACCCATAGAACCACTTGTATACAGGAAGCGTTTGCCTGACTGAATTGCCCTGCTATCTTTCCTGTTAAATCCGCTGTCGATCTTCTTGACGATGGTTTCAAAAGCCACAAAAAGAATTACATCTGCCCATTCCATCACATCAGCAGACAGAGATTTATGGAGCTTTAAGATGTATGAATCATACGGCTCCATTGTAGGCTTGTTAATTGTCCTAATCTGTGTATGACAGACCAGAATGGGCTGGATGTCCTGAGTATCTCGTAAGTAGTTGAGACCACTCAGTAATTTAGCCATTTCGCCACGAGAATATGAGTATGCTTTACCATAACCGAGGTCTTCCGGTGCTTTTATAGAGTGATTTACACAGACCTTTGATTGAGCTAAAATTTCTAGCTTGTCAACTGAGTCCATAATAATACGTTTGATTCCAGTTTTTTCAGAGGCTAGTTCACGTAGGGTTTCCATAACCTTATCCCACTTATCAGCATTTTCCTTAACATCTCCTGTGGGAACACAGTCATGTATAAGGTTGATACCTGTCTTGTGAAATACATTCTCACCTCCGTCATCTGCATTGAAAACAAACGCTGGTTCCTTTTTTGTATGAGATGCACATGCAAAAGTTGTCTTACCTGCACCTGTTTCACCCTCTACCACTAACTTTTCCGGCTTTCTCACGACTTGCCTTTTATATTTTTCAAGCATTATTGCCTTTGCTTAATAGTTGATTGATTGATACCTTATCTTCCTTCCACATACGCCACTTGTATTTTTTCCAAAGACCTAGTAACTTGTCTAGGGTTTCCTTAATCTCTGGTTCAAATATCCGCTCCGTACACCTTGGACAGAATAAGTGATTGCTTCTGCTCTTGCAGTTGGACATCCACCATGCGGTGTCCTCATCCAGTTTTCCGCAAAAACAAGGGAGGTTACCGTTGTCTCCCTTTTTATAGCCTAGTTCATTGAACCTTGCCATAATCTGTTTATCTCTCTTGTTTCTCTCCCTCTCTTCTTTTGAGACGAAACGCTGTTTGTTCTTCGTATTCCAAGATTTCTTGAAGTTGCCCGATTGTTGATAAGGCATTGTATATGAGGTACTTTGCTCCGTCATTGTTTTCCTCCTTCAGTTGATCTAATGCTAGGTCAAGATGTTTTTCTATCACATTGAGTCTGTTATATAGTCTTGGGTCTCTCATTGAATCCTCTGAACTAATTCGTTTACACTTACAAAGTTTTCATAGTGACATTTATCATATACGTTACACCACATTGGTGAACAAAGAGCGTGTGATCTATTCAGAGGCCAGTAGTCATTGTCAATCCTACTGTTTAGTTCAGTAAGTAATTTGTACGCCATAAACAAATCTTCTGCTGTTAAGTCTGTCTTAAGAAAGACTGGTGGCTGATCTGGTATGATGAGATGATTTTCAAATGCTGGTATCTCTGTCAGATTCCTCTTCTGCATAATTACTAATGCATAAAGTGCGCCTTGCATGATCCATTCACGTTTGGCTTTCTTAGCAGGTTTAGATTGTCGCTTTATGTCTATAATGAGGGGCAAATTTTGCCTCTCGGCAACAATGTCCATGTAACCTGTAGTTCGTCTTGTATGACCATCGAAGATAATGTTAAAAAAGTGCTGAGTTTCCAAGGGTTTGTAGTTGATCCATCCCATGTAGTCCTCAACTGCCCTTACGTGTGTGTCCAGAGACTGTGCCAACTTAACATACTCAGCGTAGTCCATTGCTTCTTCCATCTGAGAAAGTTTATGTTCCATATCCTTACGTATGTTGGAACCTTGAATGCCTGTCATAATATTCTTAAGACCTGCCTCATACCCTGCATCAACAATGGTTCCTGCTCCTGAGTAAAAGTTATATTTAAACGAATCACCACCTACCTTCTTATACCATAATTGCTTTGAACAAAATGATGTGGAACTTGAGTGGCTTAACTTAATGTCTGGATGTACCATTAGTTTATATGGTTGATAGGTTCACTAAAATTTTCAGATGAGACGGTTCCTTCGATGGCCTCTTGTTCCTCTTGGAGCATATTAAATGATGTCACTTCAAAGAGAATTTGATTACTGGTTAGCCACATAATGATGGCTTCACGCCCAATCCAACGTACAGAGAACTCCCTGAAAACCCTACCCTTATAGACTCTTTTATTTTCAACAGAAATGGAAATCCAGTCTTCTTCTGATGTGAATGATGATGAGTGTATCCAACGTGCATCTGGATGAAAGTTAGCTTGTGCATCTGCTTGCAAGAGCATGTCTCCGACTGTCTCAAGGTCTAATGTTCCTGACGGATATATTCGTATAATCATATCTCCCTTAGATTTTAAGTTAATATTAATAGCAAGGGACTGGTTTTACGTAGCCACGTGGTTTGACTACTGAGGTCAATATTCTACGCTCCCCATGCCCCTCGTAATACCTGTATCCTTAAGTTCCGTCTGGCATATTCACGAATTCCTTATACAGGTTCCGTAGTAGCTGGTCAACTCCTCGTACAGGTACTTAGCTATTTCATTTCAATTTTCTCCGTTATTGACTCCTTTCCGCAGTGAGGGCAGTATGCCCTACCCTCTGGATAGGTACTCATACCAGATAGGTGTACCAATGCAACAGACCACCAATTCTTACACTCACTGCAACTGAAGTGAAATATTGTTTCTAGTGTGTACTTGTGTGTCATTGGTCTTCTCCCCATTTGTTCTTCCACATTTCTGCTAACCTTTTCCTATTTACATCAATGTGATCTTCATCATAGTCTTGCATGGCCTCATCTAACTCTTCCCTTCTAGTATTGTCATCTACTACTGGACATGCTCCGTTTTTGGCTACCTTGAATGTTGTCTTTAGAGTATAAAGCGTATAGTAAAGTGTTAGTTCCTCACCTTCTTTTATATCTCTTATAGGACGTAGAATGAAGTATGAAAGAGTTGAATCTTCATGGCTTCTTGTTTTTTCACAGTTAGGTGTATTACTATGGTTAATAAAACCACCTAAAGGTGTACGTATGTAATTATTATGAAACCCTACTGCAAACACGTGAATAATGCCTAGTTCTGTGCCGATTGGTATGTTATCGACTGCAAATAGTCCTAGCCCATGTATTGCAGAATCTTTTATTGTTACTGACTCAGGTAGTGGTTTGTACATTGTTTTTTTTTGCTTGCTCTAAATATTTTATTGCCTTTTGTAGTAAGACTGGGTCATCTTTGAATTTACCTAGACTAGTATTGCATCCACTACACAACAACCCCCTAACCTTACCTGTTTTGTGGTTGTGGTCTACTGCCAATGACATTACAACATTCTCTCCATTAT